ATGTACCCACTAATAATACCTGATTTTATAGATGCTGTTATTGTCAAAGAGCTATATACTTGGACCATAGAAAATGAGCACTTATTTGGTAAATATGATAACTCATTTTGGGGTGGTAGAAGCCTGCACAGTGATTGTATGCCTATAAATATTAAAAATATAATAGCTAGCGCATTTTATAGTGTTATAGATATAATTGGTGATAAGAGCTTACAACCCGAATTACTAGATATAACTAGATGGCCTCCAGGATATGAACTACACCCACATGCAGATGCTGAAGAGCCTAACGGTAAACAGCATGTATATTGGTGGAGAAAATTTGGAGCAATAATATATCTTAACAGTAATTTTACTGGTGGCGAATTATACTATCCAAATCTTAATATAACCGTTAAACCGCAACCAGGTATGCTAGCTGTGCATCCAGGTACACTAAAATATTTACATGGTGTAAAATCTGTAGTAGGTAACACTAGATATACATTAACTAGCTTTTTTAAATGATTATTGTACCAGACAACACTATTGCTGTAATACCCAACGCAACTGGGTATACAGAATTATATGAAGATATTATAGAACCTCTACATGGAAAGTTTAAACGTGATTGGTTTGTAAAACATGCCTATTATTGTTTACCTTTAACAATCGGAAATCAATATGGATTTCTAATAAAAAGTTTATATGATTTTAATATATTATGGAATGGTGGAACAGATGCCGGTAATTTAACTGTAGAATTTTTAACGGCTAAAGATACTGTAGATAGATTATTTTCTACACAAAGTGTAATTAGCCATTTTGGTATGGGAACAGTAACTATTCAACTAGGCTTTTCTATAAGAACACCACCAGGCATAAATACTTATGTAGGATCACCACCAAATATATTTGTAGACGGTATTGGTTATCTTACAGCAGTAGTAGAAACAGATAATCTTAGACGCGATTTTACATTTAATATAAAAGCAACTAGAAAGAATAGAATTATAAAAATAAGAAAAGGTGATCCATTAGGATTCTTTATGCCTTATCCGAGACATTTTATAGATAAATTTACTTTGCAAAATGCTTACAATTTATTTAATAGTGACCTAGTTGCACAAGAACAACAATGTGCTAGAGATTTTGGTACAGAACGTAGCACAACCGATAGATTAAAACCAAATCAAAATGGTAGAAGATATTTTAATGGTGAAGATATTTATGGTAATAAATTTCAAGATCATCAAAAACGACTAGACCCAGCTTAGGCTGGGTTTTTTGTTGTAAAAAAATTATATTGACATGTTGTCCACAGTTTGCTATAATATTTATTCGATATTCAAGGAAAGGACTATGAAACAAGATAAACAATATGTTGTAGCTTTTCAGCATCCACAGGATGCAGGCATTGATCTAGAAATCGTCTTTGGTACTGATCCACTAGATGCAATGCTAAATTTCTTAGACTACGATCATGTTCCCGAAGGCATTGACAGTGCTATTGACTTGCAAGACTGGTTGTGGGATACTGAAGAATCATTAATTAATTGTATTGAGGTTTAAATGGCCAAGGGTAAAACTAGTAGTAAAAGTGATCAAAATTATTGGTCACGATATAAAAGCAATAAAGTGTGGGAAACAAATCGTAAACGCAAACTTGCTAAACACTTAAAAAAGCATCCTAATGATAAAGTAGCACAACAGGCAACCAATGCAATTAAGTATAGACGTAGCACACCAAAAGATCCGCAATGGACTCCTGGAAATGTTCGTATTGCTAAATTATTCAAAGACTTTGCAGGATTTGTTAATCGCGATATGTTTAACAGCAATCATAAGATTCAACTAGAGGCGCTTAGTGGATATAATAAACCTAAGGCCGGCACTAGGGTTAATCAAACTAGTCGAGTAGACTTCACACTAGGTGCGCGTGCGCATGACAGGTACGGTCGCCAAGCATGGATTGGTTAACACTATACCTAGTATTTGCAATAACTACAGGTATATGTTGTTGGTTATTCTTTTATGTACCCATAGTCCATGAAGCTAGGCGATTAGGTATAGATAATACCTTTACTCGTAGCCCTGTTATTAGTAGCATTACATATGTTTGTATTAGTATACTAGTGGCTCCTAGCTTGTTTGTACCAATTTTTAGCCAGGAAAAAGGAGAGCTTTTTCGCAAGGCATTAAGATCGGAAATCTTAAAACAAGAGTAAAATTTTATATTTGACTTGTAATGCCTAACCGTGTATAATATTATTTCTGTTGATGATGAAAGGCAAACCGTGAAACTACTTGAATTTACGTATACTAAGCAAGGTGGTGATGTTAGTAAGCGTGCAGTTATCGAACTTGTTACTCCAACTACATTTGTTGAAGGCTGGGATGTTACCGGCTTAGACAATAATGAATTTGCTAAGTTCGCTGAAAGCATGGGTGCACTTCGTCGCCGACAACACGAAGAAACTATGCAACTGTTGCAGGACTTTGATCTCAAGCATAACTACAGGCGTTTCAAACCTGAAGGTATGACCGATGTTCAAGTAGAGTATGTCTAAATTTAGAATATGGGACAGCCTACACATTCATGAAACCGTAAATCACGGAATTCAACTTCGTACTAAACTAGAACAATTATGTGTAGAAAACAACAAAAGTTTAGACGAATTACCTGACAGTTTAGTTCCTAGCAACTTGCTATATATGTTAGTTGCTAGTAACGAAGCAATGTATCACAAACTACTAGAACGCGATTTGATAGAAACACTTAACCCCAAACAAAATCCAAATATACACTAAGGACACATATTATGGCAACTCAATCACAGTGGACAGATGAACTCAAAGCTAAAGTTATTGAAATGTATGAGCAGGCAGGCCCAACTCCTGAAAGTTCAACTGAAATCATCAAAGACATTGCAGAAGAAATTGAAATGTCACCTAACGGCGTACGCATGGTGCTCGTACAGGCTGGAGTATATGTTAAGAAAGACTCCAGTGCCGGTTCAGCTAAGACAACTAAAACTGCGTCAGGTGAAGGTAGTAAACGCGTGTCAAAAGAAGATTCGATCGCAGCACTCAAAGCAGCAATTGAAGCTAAAGGCGGCCCAATCGACGACGACATCCTTGGCAAACTTACTGGCAAAGCAGCAGTCTATTTTGCCAGCGTCTTAAAAGCAGCATAATTGTGGCGGCCTAGTGCCGCCTTTTACTTCTGGAGAATCTAGTGGCTAGAGTACGTAAAAGAACTGAGCTTGAAGAAGAAAAGATGACAGACAGCAATCTTAGTCGCGTAATCAGATTGCTAGAACCTGAAGAGGGTAAAAAACCAATTACTAAAAAAGATGCTTGCCAAATGCTTGGCATGGCATACAATACTACTAGACTTGCTACAATTATTGAGCAATTTAAAGAACGTCAGCGTAGAACAGCAGAGCAGCGAGCTAAGCTGCGTGGTAAGGCTGTTACTAAAGATGAAAAGATATTTATTATTCAAGAATATCTTACTGGTAGCACTATTGATGCAATTACTAAAAGTACCTATCGTGGTGTAACTATTATCAAGCAAGTATTAGACGAGTATAGTGTACCTCTTCGCATACCAGGTCAAAACTATTTCAATCCACAGCTAATTCCAGATGGTGCTGTTCGCGACAAATTTGAAGTAGGCGAAGTAGTGTGGAGTGCTAGATATGGTTCACTAGCTAAGATATATAGTGAAAAACTCGACCCTAAACATGGGCATATTTACCACATGTGGTTAATGGATGATAAATGGCGTCAATACTGCTGGCAACCACACTATGAATTAGCCAGCTTACAACAAATCCGTGAACTTGGAGTGCAGGTATGAGCAATACCTTTAAAGAAGGTGCAATTGGAGTAGTAATCTTTGTAATAGCTTTTGTGTTAATAATTGGAGCACCTATGGCTGGTAGTTATGCACAAAAGCAGAGTTGCATTGAACTAGGCATGAAGGAACGATATAGTGCTACAGATATTATGCTAATTTGTGGTAAGTAATGGACAGTAATATACTCTACGAACGCTTAATCGAAGAAAACCTAGAAAAAGGTTTTCAAGTTAAGCTAGTAGTAAATGATTTTAGAGAAGTTACTTACATACAATTACGCAAGTATTTTCTTACCTATGAAGGCGAATGGCAAGCATCTAGAGAAGGCGTTAGTATACCGGCTAGTATAGAAAACATACACAGCTTACTATACGGACTCTTAGACATTTGTGCTAAGGCCGAAGGCGAAGAAGTAATTAAGTTCTTCTATGACGAGATAGTAAAAAAGTAACTTGAACTATATACCATAAACTGCTATAATATTATTTATGAATAAATTACATAAACTATTAGACAAAGCAAGTGAGGCCTACTATGCCGGTACGCCCACTATTCCAGATTACATGTTTGATATGCTAGCAGAGGGTTGTGGCTATAACAAAGTTGGTGCAGCTGTACACGGTAAAAAAGACAAGCATACGCACCGCATGTATAGCCTGCAAAAGTTCTATGAAGATGAAGGCAAAGCTGACCCACTAGCAGGCCTAGACGTTACCACCAGTATCAAACTAGACGGTGCAGCTATTAGCCTGTTATATGTAGACGGCGTACTAGTGCAGGCACTTACTCGTGGTGATGGTGTAGAAGGTCAAGTTATCACAGATAAAATGTATGAGCACGGTAGCCTAGTGCCACTAAGAATTAATCTTGGTAATATAACTGTACAAGTTACTGGTGAAATTGTAGCTCCACTACATGTGGAGAATAGTCGTAATTATGCAGCAGGCAGCTTAAACTTAAAAGATTTGGATGAGTTCAAAACTAGAGCAATTGAGTTCTTTGCCTATCAAATAACACCAAATCTAGATCCAACCTGGTCGGGTGATATGCGTGTGCTTAAGCAACTAGGGTTTAACACTGTACTAGAACCTGAACTTGCCAAGATTTATCCTAGTGATGGCATTGTTGTTAGACTGAATAATAATCATCAGTTTGAACAAATGGGCTATACTAGCAAGCATCCGCGCGGCGCATATGCTCGCAAAGAACGTGCTGCTCATGTAGAAACTAAATTACTAGGCGTAGAATGGAATGTAGGCAAAACTGGCAAAGTAACACCAACAGCTATTCTAGAGCCAGTTAAAATCGGCGATGCTCTAGTAAGCCGAGCCACACTCAACAATCCTGGGTTTATAGAAGCACTAGACTTACAGATTGGCGATACAGTGGCAGTTGTAAGAAGCGGGGAAGTAATACCCTGTATACTACATAAAGTAGATGCATAAAAAATTTTAGTTGGACAAATTATACCTATTATGCTATAATAAATATATAGTATAAATTTTAAGGTATAATTTTATGACTTGCGGGATTTATTTATTAAAGTTCGAAAATACAGATAAGGTTTATATAGGTCAATCACTTAATATAGAAGATAGATTTATAAAACATAAAAGTGCTTTTAGTAGACAAGCAGCAGCCCCTAAGCTCCAGAACGGATATAATAATTTTGGCATGCCAACGCTAATGATTATTTTAGAATGTTCTTACAAAGAGCTTAACGATGCTGAAAAAGAAGCTATTGAAATCTTTGATTCTGTTAACAATGGTTTCAATACTTTAAGTGAAGCAGGCAATCCAGTTCTTTTTGGGGAAAAAGTAGGTACATCAAAATACTCAAATGAGCAATATATTTCTGTTCTTAGATTATTAGTACAAGAAAATCCCACGCTTAATAAGAGAGATATTGAAAATATAACTGGAGTATCTATTTATACTATCCGACATATAGCAGCGTTAGAAAGTCATGGTTGGTTAAAAGAAGTAGAACCGTTGTTATATGACAAATTAAAACATATTAAATCCATTCGGTATTATAGAGGAACTCAATATCCAAAATTAATTTCACCTACAGGTGAGATTCATGAGGTAGTTCATATATCAAATTTTTCTAAAGAACATGGTTTACTACAGCCTAAAGTAACAGAGCTTTTAAAAGGAAGAAAGAATATGCACAAAGGGTGGAAACGCTATAATGCCTAAATTTCTGCTGCCAAGGCAACAAAAATTTTAGCTTGTAATACACTGGTTAATACTGTATAATAATATCTTAGGTTAATTAATACACATGAAGATTGAAATACCCACACATTGTCCATGTTGCAACTATAAACTAGAACTGGTTAACGATCAGTTGTTTTGTCGCAACCAGGCTTGTGATGCTCAATTAAGCAAACGTGTAGAACACTTTTGCAAAACTATGAACATCAAGGGTATGGGCGCAAAGACTATTGAAAAACTAGGGCTAGCAGATATTACTGAATTATACTACTTAGAGCTTGATGAAATCAGCGACCTACTAGGCAGTATAAAAGTAGCAGAAAAGCTCTTAGCAGAAATTGAAAAAAGTCGTAGTGCTCCTCTAAATCAAGTACTAGCAAGTTTTAGTATCCCACTAGTAGGTAATACTGCTAGTACTAAGATTAGCAGTGTAGTTAGTCATATAGACGAAATTAACCTAGAGACTTGTAAACAGGCTGGACTAGGAGATAAAGTAACTCAAAATCTCTTGGGCTGGCTAGAACTGGATTTCAAAGAAATTAGAGAGTTTTTACCATTCTCTTTTCGCAGTGAAACACCTGTGGCAAATACTGCCGGACCTATAGTATGCGTTACAGGTAAACTATCTTCTTATAAAACCAAAGCCGAAGCCTACAAGCAACTAACAGAACACGGATTTCGTATCAGCGAAACTGTAACAAAAACTACGGATTATTTAGTTGACGAAGAAGATAAAAGTAGTACAAAACGTAAAAAAGCCGATACACTCGGCATAAAAATTATCACAAACTTAAATACTTTTTTAAGAGAACATATCAATGACTGAAAAAGCCAAAAAATGGTCTGACGCTACTGTTGACCAACTTATGAAACTTGTTGGTAGCCAGCGTCCTGTTAGTGCAGCTACTGTTGAGCATGCCGCAGAAGCACTTGGTGCTGAATTTACCGCACGTAGCGTAGCTAGCAAATTGCGTCAACTTGAAGTAGAAGTTGCTAGCATGGCCAAAGAAAAGACTAGTGCATTTACTGAAGATGAAGGTGCTGAGCTTGCTGAGTTTGTAGTTAACCACACAGGCGAACTTACCTATAAACAAATTGCTGAAGAATTCATGGATGGCAAGTTTACTGCCAAGCAAATCCAAGGTAAACTTTTAGCACTTGAACTTACTGGCAGTGTTAAACCTGCTGAAAAAGTTGAAGTTGCTCGTACATATACTGACGCTGAAGAAGCTAAGTTTATTGCAATGGCTGAGAAGGGTGCGTTTATTGAGGATATTGCTAGCGCACTTAATAAAACTGTTGCTAGCGTACGTGGTAAAGCTCTTAGCCTTACTCGTAAAGGTCAAATCGCTAAGATTCCTGCACAAAAGAACAGCTATGCTAAAGAGAGTGTAGATCCAGTTACTTCACTAGGTAGCAAGATTCATAGTATGACTGTTGCAGAGATTGCAGCTGCTGTTGACAAAACAGAGCGTGGTCTTAAGACACTTTTAACCCGTCGTGGTATCAAAGTTGCAGACTATGACGGTGCTGCCAAGCGTGCTAAAGCAGAAGCCAAAGCTGCTTAAACAAGCAATAAAAACCCAGGCTGGGAGTCGTAAAAAGCTCCCAGCCTTTTTTACTTTAAGCCGAAGATGAAAGTAACTATTACCTATCACGATAATCAGAGTTTTACGGTAGAAGAAGTAGTAAAATTAGCTACCGACAACTACGGCCGAACAGCACAAGTTGAGGTAATGCCTGAATCTACTATGGCTTACGATCACATATATTTCGGTCTGCAGCAATTAGTAACACACGAACAGCTTAGTCTGCTATTTGAACGAGACGCAAGCTATCAGCAAGATATTAAAAAATTACGAGAAGAAGTACTATACAAAGTAACGGAAATTATAGACCAAGTTATCATAGACAATGAATCGAAAGTAGGTTAATTTGGATACAAGTGCAGTAGTCTTAAACAAACTACTAGCAGAGCAAAACCTAGAATTATGGGCACGGCTCAAACTAGTATTTTTAGACCCTGCGTACAGCTCTCTTTACAGTGCAATCAATAAACATTACGAAAAGTACCATCAAGTACCAAGTTTTGATGATTTAGCATTAACATTAAGGGAGGGACCAGCGTCTAAGACGTTAGCTACTCTCCGCTTAACGGAAGTTCCTGACGTTAGTGCAGAAATAGCATTAGATGCTTTAATAGATCAATATACACAAAACGAAACTGTAAAATTATTAGACAAATTTGTAGATAAACTACCACTATACGACACTAATGAAATAAAGGAGAACTTGTCTACTATAGCTATGACTATAGAAGAAAAGACACATACCAGTGAAAAAGTATTTACTATGGCTGATATGATGTTATTTCGTCACCCAGATGATTTGGAGAAAGAGCGTGTTTACTTGGGACTTAATAATACTTTTGATGCTGTACTTGGCGGTGTGGCTAGACAAGAACTCATACTCATCGGCGGTAAACGAGGCAGCGGCAAAAGTATTACTAGTAGTAATATTTTTGTTAATCAGTATGAGAATGGGAATAGTTCTATATACTTCTCAATTGAGATGACTGCTTATGAGGTTATGGAACGTAATCTCAGCATATTAGCAAACGTAGATTTACAGCGGCTAAAACAGAATAAACTAACTGATAATGAAGTATTAAATGTTGTAAAAGCTAGAGCAGGTATGTTTCAGGAATCTGATCAAACTGTATTAGACTTTTTACGTCATCGTGATAGATTTAAGTTTGAAGAACAACTAGTGCGTAATCATCAATTAAAACAAGATAATCAAATGATTATAGTTGATGACAGAGATTTAACTATTAGTAGTATTGACCTACATATTGGCAAGGCTAAAGCTAAATTTGGTGATAAGTTGCAAGTTGTAGTAGTAGATTACTTAAATCAAATTGTAATTGAAGGCGCAGATATGTATGACTGGAAGCCTCAAATTGAAGTGTCAAAAAAGCTAAAGAATTTAGCTAGAAAGTATGAGATTGTGTTAGTAAGCCCTTATCAAATTGACGCAACTGGTGAAGCACGTTTTGCCAAAGGTATCTTAGATGCCGCAGATATTGCACTAGTAATGGAGGCACATGATAAGAGTAGTAATGCTATTAGTTTTGAAACTACTAAAATTCGTGGAGGAAAAGAGATGAAATTTACCAGCCCAATAGACTGGGAAACTCTTAGAATTAGTCCACAAAGCATAGACAAACCACAAGAAAAAGAAACCATCAAAAAAGCTGGAAAAAAGAAAGACCTTAAACAAGACGACACAGCAGCAGATTTACCTTGGGATACATAAGTGAGTGATCCAATCCTAGAACTACTACAAAAGAATGGCTTAGCTTATAATGTAAGCGGGCGAGACTACTTAATCAAATGCTTGAATCCAGAACATGAAGATAATAATCCTAGTTTTCGAATCGATCGTGTTAGTGGTGCTGCCCATTGCTTTAGTTGTGGGTTTAAAACTAACATCTTTAAATATTTTGGGGTCTTTACTAATCCTGTGCCACTTAGGATTGCTAATCTCAAGAAGAAACTACAAGAACTCAGTGCAAGCCAAGAGATCGCCATTCCACTAGGGCATACTCCCTGGACAAAACCATTTCGTGGCATTAGTGCTAGTACACTAAAACATTTTAATGCTTTTTATACAAATCAAGTAGAAAAACTACAAGATCGTATTGTATTTCCTATACAAGATGTTACTAATAGAATTAAAGTATTTGTTGGTAGACATACACTTAGTAATGTAAATCCTAGATATATAAATTATCCTAGTGGAGTACAACTACCA